TTATATTATCATATATAGATAGCATTGAAAATTTATCAGAGGCAAGTTTAGCAGGTCGTACAACAAACTATAAACAACCAACTGGTGCGTTTTATAAATATGTTGAAATGAATCCTAAAAATGACCAGCCATATAAAGCAGATAAAGATGCTACATTATTAGATGCAAACACTCAGGCAAAATCAATCAGCATTAAAAAAGGTGAAACATTTGATATGGTCACAAAAAAGGAAAAAGAGCTGATTAAAATTGGCAGGTCTTATTATTGCAAAATTAGATATAAAAAGAAGCCATATTTAATTGCAACTAGTGCTGTATTAAAACCTACTGGAAAACAGGTTGATTTTATTAAAGCAGATTTAACACAAAAAATTAGAGGTGGTGTATTTAGAGATTTTAAGCCTGGCATTGTACATGAAAAACAAATTGTAATGTTGTTTGTTAACGGCTCAGGTGCAAACTGGGAGTTTGAACATAATGGAAAAGAAAATTATATTGACGAATTAGGTGACCCTGCATGGAAAGGTCGAGGTATGCCTAAAACAGATGTATACGTAAAGTTAAGAAATAAAGTACCTAAATTTGGAACAGAATTAAAAATAAGTCTAAAACAAGACAATGCAGTATTTATAGATAGTTGGATGTTACCTCAAAGATTTGAGGCTTTAGCAGGCAAATCTGGTGCTAAAAAAATAATTATGAATATGCTAAAAAGAATACAGGCTGGAGAAATTGGTGTCAAAAGTCCTTTTATGTACTGGTTTGTAAAAGATAGAGCATATAATGGACCAGAGCTAGATGCTGATGCAAAATACGAGGCAGGTTCGGGAGAAAAGAAATTTGGTAAATCATCACCTGCGGCATCAAATTGTTTTTTCAAAGGCGGTGTACCAAAAGATATTACAACACTAATTAAAAATTTACAACCGATATCACAGGCCATAAAAAAGGCAGGTTATTCTGTAAGAGGATATGGTTCTGATGGTAATGGTGCTTGCTATTTTAAGAACGAAAAAGGTGAGTGGAATGTAACACCAAAATGGAAATCTTATTTCGGGATTAAATAATGAGAACTCAATTACTATGCACATTTACGAAATCAAAAGTTTTATCAAAAACTGTAGATAAGATAATAGATACGTATGATATATTATATAATAAACTTTTTGTATTAAATAACAATGATAATAAATCAGAGTTAATGTGCACATATAATATTGATTCAGGTGGTCATGTAGAAATAATTCCTGATACAATATCGTTACATAGAAAAAAACAAACAAATACGCTTTATACTATTAACGCATTAAACGAATGTATAAAAACAGTTAACAATGGAGTATTAGATACATCATACCAATTAGAGTGGGAAAACTATAGAAACTGTATATTGGTTACAAATGACGAAGGTTTACGCAGAATCGATACATCAGTAAAAGAAGTTATACATATAAAAATTAAAAAATAATTGCCGAAATATTTTTATATCTCGGAAATTTTTGTTATATTTATATATAAATAAACATTAACGAATAAGTATTAAAAAATGAATCAGTTGACATTAGCAATTATTTTGTTCTTCGTAGGCCAGGCTTTAATCTGGATTCAGACAAACGGACAGTTTCTTTGGAAATGGTTCGACAAAAACCCAATAATTTTATCGATAGTATTTGGAACAATTATATCCTATATGTTTATACTTGCAACAAAACATGTTGTAGGTTATTTCGATGGTCTATTATGGCCAGGTAGGTTTATAGGTTTTGGTACAGGTATGATATCATTTGTATTATTAACATGGATTTTTATGGGCGAAGGTATAACAACAAAAACTGCAATATCACTTGTTCTAGCAACAACATTGGTATGTATACAAATTTTTTGGAAATAATTTTTATATGTCAAATAAATTTATTATATTATAGAATATGGCAAAACAACTAGGTTACGCATGTCTTAACATGCAATTACGCAAACAAGGTATATACACAGGTCGCTCTATGATTAGGCGTACATTCGATGCAAAAGGTCTAGGCTATGTATCAGAATTGTGTATCGAAAATACCAAAGACTTAATAAAAATCATACAGTGGAATGAGGACAACAACATCAAGGTTTTCCGTATGTCATCGGACATATACCCTTGGATGTCGGAATACGAATTCAAAGATTTACCAGGTTATCAAACAATCTGTAAACTCCTCAAACAGGCAGGTGACCTTGCTCAAGGCTATGGCCACCGCTTGTCGTTCCACCCAGGTCAATTTGCGGTATTGGCATCACCACATCAAAAGGTTGTCGATGGCGCTCTTAACGAACTTAACAAGTCTGCACAAATTATGGACCTAATGGGGTTACCAAAATCTCGTATGGCAAAAATCAATATTCATGTTGGTGGCGCTTATGGCAACAAGGAATCTGCACTTGCAAGGTTTTGCCAAAACTTCGAATTACTTCAGCCGTCAGCACAGGCACGTCTAACAGTCGAAAACGACGACAAGGCGTCAATGTATTCTGTTCGCGAATTGTACAATGGTGTTTATTCTCATACAGGTATACCTATTGTATTCGACTATCATCACCATAAATTTTGCACAGGCGGTATGACCGAGGAAGAAGCACTTAAAATGGCTGCGTCAACATGGAATGTAAAACCTTGTACTCACTATTCCGAATCAAGGCGCCGCGAACAATCACTAATTGTAGAAACATTTCTAAAAAACAGCAATATCACAATCGACGATATAAGCGAATATCCTACTATGGAATCGCTATGGAAAAACTGCCAAAAAATTAAAGTACAGGCACACTCCGACCTTATTGTCGATGAAATCAACGACTATGGTTTGGATATCGATGTTGTTGTCGAGGCCAAGCACAAGGAATTGGCTGTTGAAGGCTACAGAAAAAAATATGAAAAAAGGCTAGTAGAAATTTCATAGATTAAGAAATTTTTATTATATTTAATAACTATTAACAAAAAAGGAGAAAAAAATGGCAATTGACTTAGATGCAATCCGTCGTAAGTTAAACAACTTACAAACTCAAACAGGTAGACAAGATAACCTGTGGAAACCAGAACCTGGTAAAAATCAAGTTCGAATCGTACCTTATCAGCACAATAAGGAAAATCCGTTTATTGAAATGTATTTTCACTATGATTTAGGTAAGAAAAATTATTTATCACCAGTTACGTATGGTGAGGCAGACCCTGTAGAGGAATTTGCACAAAAACTTAGAAACACTGGAAAATCAGATGACTTTAAGCTTGCAAGGAAACTAACACCTAAGATGAGATGTTATGTACCTGTTATTGTAAGAGGTCAGGAATCAGAAGGTGTTAAATTCTGGGGATTTGGTAAGCAGGTTTATACAGAATTATTAGGTTTTATAGCAGACCCTGATTATGGTGACATTACAGATGTAAAGGCAGGTAGAGATATCGTTGTTGAATTTACACCAGCAGAAGGTGTTGGACAATATCCTAAAACTGCAATTCGTGTAAAACCTAATCAAACAGCTGCAACTACAGATTCTAATGTTGCATCAAAAATCGTAGAAGGACAAAAGGATATTTACGAAATATTCAGAAAAAACTCTTACGATGATTTGAAAGCGGTACTTGAAGAGTGGTTAAATCCTGATGGTGAAACTGAAGAGGTTCAAGAAACTGCAACGGCTACAACAACAGGTGTAAAATCTACTGAAAATATCGAATCTGCATTTGATGATTTATTTAATGACGAAAACTAGGAGAAAATAAATGGCAAAGGACAAGACAAAAAGAGATGAATTGGCCAGCGTATTAGCTGACTCACTAAACAAACAGTTTAAGGGAATGAAAGTTGCATACTTTCTTGATGGTGCAGAAGACACACCAACAGACTTAACAGAATGGATAAGTACAGGTTCATCTATACTTGACCTAGCTATTTCAAATAGGTCCCATGGTGGTTTACCGGTAGGCAGAATTACAGAAATTACTGGAATGGAAGCCTCAGGTAAATCATTATTGGCGGCTCACTTACTAGCAAATACTCAGAAAAAAGGTGGATTGGCTGTTTATATCGATACTGAAAACGCAATGAACGAAGAGTTTTTACAAGCAATAGGTATTGATATTTCAAAAATGCTATACATACAATTGGAAACTGTTGAAGATATTTTTGAGGTTGTTGAAAATATAATCTTAAAAGTAAAAGAGGCAGACAAAAATAGATTGGTTAGTATAGTTGTTGATTCAGTTGCAGCAGCAACAACAAAAGTCGAGCAGGATGCAGACTACAGCAAAGATGGTTGGGCTACATCAAAAGCCATTGTACTATCTAAAGCAATGCGTAAAATTACACAGATGATTGGTAGAGAAAGAGTATGCTTAATCTTTACAAATCAGCTAAGAGAAAAACTTGGTGTTATGTTTGGCGACAAATATACAACATCAGGTGGTAAAGCTATACAGTTTCACGCAAGCTGTAGATTAAGGTTGAAAGCAGCAGGTCAAATAAAGGCCAAAATCCAAGGCAAGGAACAAGTAATAGGTATAAAAACAAAAGCCAAAGTTGTTAAGAATAGAATGGGACCACCATTACGTGAAGCGGAATTTAACATTTATTTCGAAAGTGGAATTGATGATGTAGGAAGCTGGTTGCAAGTAATGAAGGACTATAAACTTCTACAACAAGGTGGCTCTTGGTATACTTATACTTGTGATATTACAGGTGAAGATATAAAGTTTTTGTCTAAAGATTTTGAGGACAAGGTTTTATCCAACCCTGAAAGAAAAGAAAGTATATATAAAAAGATTTGTGAAACATTGGTAATGTCATATAAAACTGATGAAATTGGTATTGACGATTTAACTATTGGCGATGATGACGTACCTACAGGTTAACAATCTAATGTGTGGCGGAATGATAGTTGACAGGCACATAAAACCTGAAAACACTATCTTGGAAGACGCAGCCAAGACTACGTGTAGTCAACGGCTTAACGGTGGCGGTAGCACCGACCCCAAGTCTCTAAAGAGTACAGAGGCTATATTAGGTTTTTTTAAGTTTTTACCTATCCAACTGGTACTTGAAAAACTGTTGGTTCGAATCCAACCACATTGGGATTGTTATTTTAATAAAGAGGTTATATGAAAAAGATTTTATTAGCATTATTAGTTTCGCTTGGACTACAAACACAAGCTCAACAGACAGCACCATATTTCTGCTGTGATTCAATAACATATTGGACTGACCAGGGTCAAGGATTGTTTATAGGAATTGATACAACAAATATAGTACACAATCCTGATTCAATACAAGTATACTGGGGAGTATGTACTCACCCTAATGGTGTTTGTTATACAGGAAATGGTATGAGTGACCACTTTCCTCAGATTACAACATCAGATACAATCAAAGTAAATTATGATGTATATATTTACGAAAACGGTTCAGTTGAAGTATGTAGTATAGAAGAATGGTTAATTTACGACCAAGGAGTTTACAACTGGGTATTACTTAATATGCTGCCAACCAACATAGAAGAAATTGTAATAGAAAGATTTAATGATGGAAAGATATACGACTTGATGGGTAAAGAATTAAAATATATACCAACAGGTATCATGTACATTAAAAACAATAAAAAATATATTAGATATGAATAATAAATACGATATGGATTATGATGGTATGGGAAATCAAGGTAGGTTTCCAGCTGAAGCTAGAAGATATGAATCTTCAGCAAAAGGAGCATTTGTAGGGTTTGTTGGTATATTTGTAGTAGTCATTCTTTTATTACTAACTAGTTGTTATGGAACATATTATATTACAGACGCAGAATATTCTGACCTAAGAGAAGAACATGCAGTAAATACATTCCACAACAATTCACTTTATTGGGGATGGTACAATGGATATTATTACTATTATGGTAAACCACACTACTACCCGTGGTACTATTACTATAACACATGTCCACCTTCTCATTATCATACAACTACACATATTGTAATAAGTAAGCCTGTAAATAAACCAACTCACAGGCCGAAGGGAATACCAACCTACAATAAACCTAGAGGAAATGATAATAATCGAATTTATATAAAACCGAACAGAAATCATAATACAAAACATAACACAAACAAAAAGGTTATTAAACCTAGAACTAAGAGGAATTAGATGGGCTTTCACAAAAGATTTATATCAGAAGATTTATTGATAGGACACTATAGAGAGTATGGAATAGATGGAGTAACTGGACTATGGAGTGCTGATGCTATAATAACTAGTGATGATTTATCACATGATGTATCAGATATACTTTGTTCAGACGTTTTAACTAATGATGAAAAATTAGAACTTGCAGGTCTAATGGTTGCCATGGCATCTATACGAAAAGAAGCAAATGAAGCGAAGAACAAGAAGACCACTATTACAAGCTGAGATAGAGCTAGCTATAAAGAATAGTAAGAGTGCCAAGGGTGCCGCAAGGTTTCTTGGCGTTTCGTATAATACATTTAAGAAGTATGCTCAAATGTATAAAGACGAAGATGGTAATCCATTATTTGAAGGTTCTAAGAATCCAACTGGTAAAGGTATAAAACATATTGTCGACTATGATAAGAAATACCCGCTAGATGATATTCTTGCAGGAAAATATCCTCAATATAAAGATTGGAGATTAAAGGATAGATTAGTTAGAATGGGATACCTTGAAGAGAGTTGTTTCAGTTGTGGTTATTGTGAGAAGAGGTTGACAGATGAAAAGATACCTCTAATATTAGAATATAGAGATGAAGATCCAGGTAATAGGTCACTGGAGAACTTATATTTACTCTGTTACAATTGTCATTTTCAACTGGTCGGTGCATTAAATTGGAAAGGTTGGAGACAAAATATTTGGTTCGATCCAAAGAAATAATTGTTAATAACTTTTGAAAAAAACGAGCCAGGATTTTACCATGTCAAATATTTTTATTATATTTATACTATAAAAATAAACAAGATATGCCTTATACAAACGAAACCCTACCAGTAACACAATTTAATTCAAATATCAAAGAACCTGCAAAGATAAGAGTTGGAGATAAACACTATATTGTACCAATGTGGTTAGAAGTTAGTCCAGATTTTAACGTGAAAAGAGCTGTAAGAGATCGACTAATAATCAATACATTCGACTTTTCTGTAAAAACTGTAACAAATGAATGGAGTGTAATCGGTAGCACCGGTACTGAATATACTGTAAAATTCAACAGTTCTGGTTCATATAGTTGTGATTGTATGGGTTTCAGAAGAGCAAAAGATGGTAAATGTAAACATATTAAACAAGTCATTGCAGAAAATTGTTAATAACTTTTTGAAAAAAACGAGCCAGGATTTTCAGGTGTCGTTTATTTTGGTTATATTTATACTATAAATAATTGATTAAAACAAAAAACTACTAGATATGCAAAAATTACAGAACTCTTCATTTTGGTTTGACGATTCAAACGACGTAGACATCCTTACTGGTGAAAAGATTCAGTTAGGTAAAGACTACATCAAACTTGCAGCTACTAAGAGAGCTATTGCAAACTTCGTTCAAATCGTTACAGGTAAAAATATTCCTGTTAAATTTAATAAGAAAGGTGATAGTTTCACAGACGGTAAATCTGTAACTATTTCAGCAAATCTTAAAACTAAAGACTTTGACCCAGCAGTTGGTCTAGCTCTTCATGAAGGTTCACATATCCTACTTACAGACTTCAAAACTCTTAGTGGTATGGATGAATATATCAGAAAACACATGCAAGCTACGATCGCTAAGGTTGCAATGAAGTATAATTTCTATCTAACTGAATGGAATGATGAAACAGGTGAATCTGAATTAACCAATGAGATTGATACATTCCACTCTATACGTTACATCAAGAGTAATCTTAAAGATTTGTTAAATATTGTAGAAGATCGTAGAATTGACAATTACATTTTCAAGTCTGCTCCTGGTTACAAAGCATATTATCACTCAATGTACGACAAATACTTCAATGCAAAAGTAATTGATAAAGCACTTCAATCAAACGAAAAGACTTCAGCCGATTGGGACTCTTACTTTTTTAGAATTTGTAATATCACTAATCCTAATCGTAATTTAGATGCTCTTCCAAAACTTAGAAAGGTATGGAATATTCTAGATCTAAAAAACATAGATAGACTTAAAGATTCTTGGATGGCACTAGAAGTTGCAGCAGATATTTTCCGTATTGT